GTTCTAATACCAAGTCACCTGATGCTGCNTCACCCCATGCTACAAAGTCTGTGGTATTTGTTACAGTGTCTCCACCATTATGCGCGGCGGCTGTTGTACCTCTTACACCTCTTGTAACACCAGTAAGTTCACTTCCTGATATTCCCGTGTAAGATATTTCCTCGTCGTTTATTTTAACAAAACTAGTTCCTGTGCTTGGAAATAAAGTAGCATCTGTTAAAGTAATTCCTGATGTGGCAGAATCACTGATACCTGATGTTAGGGTCGTTGTTGCAACTCCAGTTGCTGTTCCTCCCCATGATCCAAGAGACCAACCAAAACCTTTTGCTTGCACTGCTGGTCCTACAGAATAATAGTGTTGTACCCTAATACCCCCTGATGTTGTTGCACCAGATCCTGATTCATTAGATGGCATTGTGATTGTAATAGTTGTAGCTGATGGCACAGATGTAACCATAAATTTTTTATCGTTAAAATCAGCAGCTGCAAAATTAGAATTAGTTATTGAAGAAAAATTATCTAGTAATATAATATCTTGCTCACCTATACCATGAGATCCACTAAAAGTTATTGTGACAGTTGGTGATCCGTTAGTCGTGGTAAATGCACTTGTAAGAGTTGTTGTTGATTTAATTGGATGTATATCGTAAAATATTCCTCCTGAGTATGCGTATAAAATCCTGTTAGTTCCAATAATTGCATACTTTCTACCTTTACTATTTACGAAATGATGAAGACCTCTACCGGCACCAGTTAGTTTACTTTCTCCTAATTGTCTCCANCCACCTATTTTTTCTGGTGTGCCATATCTAAATCTAACNTTATCACAATCTATCCACTGACTTTCAGCTGTGGTTGCAGATATTTGTTTGTTGATTCCTGGTGCAAAACCTATTTTTTGTANCATATGACTCCATTATAATACTATTTTACAAATGATGGTAGCCCTAGCAGGGGTCTTCCATCAAACTTGTTTTTATCAGCAAATGGGCCGTTTACATGATTATAATGTAGAAATACTTGACCACAAATGTTTCCTTTAAATGGCTCTCGCCAATGTTCAAGGTCACAACCACTATATACTAGCATATCTCCTACTTCAAGCATGACTTTTGTGCCTTTGGGTGCATTGGGCTTAACAATGTTTTTACGCTCGTCTATGACGCTGTCAGCCCCCGTACCGTCGATAAATATAGGCCATGGATCTCCACCTAAGTTTATTGTGGTAGATATCTCACATGAGGGTCTATCTTTGTGTCTTTTTAATTCATCACCTTTTTTATATAATCTGGCATAAGAATATGTGGGTATTAATTGTAATCCTGTTTCTTGCTGCATCTTAGGTAACACTTTCATCAATAATGTTTCCATAACAGGATCTGCGTAATGAGAATAAGTGTTAGGTATTTGTGCATCTGTCCAAGTGCCAAACATACCATTGTCATGTATAATATTATTATCATACATAAATTTAGCTGAATCACGTTTTAACATAAAATAGTTAAATATAAAATTAGCTAATTCATAGCTTAACGCATTTTTAATTACTTGATATTTATTGAAAGCCATTTTGTATAAAATTAAAACTTATTGATATTCTGATGTCGTTTGATTCATTAGATGAAACACCATGCCAAAGGTATGAAGGAAACATAAGTATTCTACCTTCAATAGGTTTTAAATGCACGTCTCTCCACAAATGTTTTGGTGGTTGACCTTTTTTTCTTACAGGCATCTGTAATTGAACTCCTGGCCTTGGTTCATTACAAATTAAGTCTCCTGAATTTTCTAAAGCTTTTATATAATACACACCACTAAATAAACTATTGGGGTGTATGTGTGGGGCATTATATGCACCTGGTGGATTTATATTAGCCCACATGTTTCCTAATATAGGTTCTCTGTCTAACCATTCTTCTTTATATATTTCAAATTGCATTTTAAACAATTCATCAACCAAAGGTTTAAATACAGGCATCTTATGCATTTCAGTTGTAGAGTGCCAACCATTTCGGTTTGTTTTTTTAATACCAGGATCTCGTTTAGACCACTCGATTATTTCATTAGCAAACAATTGATTATCTAACTTTACATCTTTACCATATATAGTTGTAGGAAAAAATTGTTCTTTAATCATCTAAATGGTGTGCCTCCAAACCAAACAACAAGAGACTGTCTTACACCACGTGTAACTTTGTTAACTCTATGATTTATAAAAGATGCAAAAGAAATTGCATGACCTTGTTTTATTTTTTTAAATCTGCCCGGTATCATTAATTCTAAATCTCCACCTTCAAACTCTGAGGGGTGGTTTAATAAAAGTGTCATGGATATTTTTCTTACCGGTGGCTCATTTTTCATAACTACATCAGTATCCATATGCCAATCATAAAAACCACCTTCTGGATATTCTGTAAATTGAGCTTGTTCAGTTATTCTTACATTATCAAAACCAAAATGATTTAAATTTGCTCTTTGCACAAACGTGTCTAATGCTTCATACAATTGTGGCATTTCATTAAAAGGTATCCAAGAAATAGTGGTTACTCTTTTATTTGTGTCTACCCCACTATCATCTTTATCCATACCAACTTGAGCTTGTTGTGGTGGTTGCCTTCTCCCACAGTCAATAACTAGTCTACATTGCTCAGGTGTAAGTAGTGGTGTAGTCGTTTCTATAATCCAACTTTTCCATTTTGGTTCTAATATTACTTTATTTTGATACATTAAGTAGCCGCTCTATTTGTTATAGGATTATAATCTACATCACAATTTGCAGCTAATGTCCTTCTGTAACCTGGTCCGTTAAAAGGATAAACACAGTGTCTCATGTCATATGGAAATATATAAAAATCTCCTATAGCCACCTGTGGTTCATAATCAACATTTGCAAATTGACCACTAGCTGTTCCTAGTATTTGTAATTTGCCATTTTGTGGTTGATGTGGTGATGAATATTCTACTCCAAAACTTTTTGGTAATTTTAAAATCATAACACTAGATAAACCGGTGTATAAATTACCTTGATGCACATGAATTGGATTATATTCATGTTCTTTCATTTCATTTACCCAAATAGAATTTAAGTGTATTTGATATGGGTTTATTTTATTCCAATCTAAATAATGTCTGTAACATTTTTCAAACCAGTTTAAAATGTTTAATGGCAATAAACTATGAGTCTGCATTTTTGTTTGATCTTCTCCATTATAAAATAAACTATGTTCATTTTTAATTTTACCAACTAATTGTTTATTAGCAGGTTTTAATTTATGAAAATTTTTTTCATAAATTTCGTTTATTGATACATAGATATCAAAAGGCACTTCATATCTTAATACTGACTGACCAAAAAATACAAATTTATATTTCATTTAAATTAACGTTAATTACTCGGATTTAGCTCCAAGTTCTTGTTGCGAAGAAATACTTTTTTTATCGGTGCCTTCAAGTTGTCCCCTTTCTTTTTTAATTCTTTCTATAGTCTCTAATTGACCTAATACGTTAAATACCTCTGGTTGACTGGAACCAGGAGTTAAAGTATTTTTTCTATTTATCATTATCTTATGATAAGACTCTAATTGATGAGTGTTAACATTTTGTTTATCAAAAGTGCCATCATCGTTTTCTTTTTTAAGTTGAGACCATAATTTAAGCTCTCTCATTCTATCTCTAGCTGTAAGTTCCATAGAGGCTTTGTCATAGATCTTTTGATCAATATCAATTTCAAGAAGTTCTTTTTTTAATTCGTCAGTTTCTTTTTCTAATTTTTGTTTTAATCTTTTTAATTTAACTTCTGCTCTTCTATAGTCAAAAGACAAAATCATTAATTGTTCTAAATAAACATTTTGCTCTCGAACACATTGCCAATATTTTGCAGCGTTAGTTGGATACTTCATATCACTTAAAACTGAGAACCTCATTTCTGTTTCGGTTCTAAATATTTGTTTCTTGGTCCACGTGTCACGAAGCTCGTCTACCATACCCTTAAATGCACTAACATCATTTGGATCTAATAGGTTATGTAAATTATTTGATTCTTTATCTACAAGTTCTTTTATATTTCTTTTTTCTGTCATAAAATCCTTTCATAAATTAATATATACTTTCTGTATATAAAGTCAATATTAAGAAGCTGAAACAGTCACTGTGGCAGCGCCTACGCCACTAAATTCTTCTACAGCAGTTACAGCCCCTGGAGCTGATCCACCTGATGTTACTCCAGCTACTGCTGTGCCTCCTATGTAACCATTTCCTCTCGGTTGTGACATTGCAGGTTGACTACTTACAGAAGTTCCATCCCAATGATTAACAGTTGTACTATTACCCATGAATAAAGCATTTGTAGGAGTACCTATTGCTTGTCCTGAACCTCTTTGATTAGGTAAACTTGGTACAACAGTTGTCCAAGAAGTTCCATCATACGATTCACCTGTTGTTCTATCTTCAGCATCTGAAGGAGAAGTTCCTCCATAAAAAGCTAAACAAGCACCCGAATCTGCACCTGCTAAACCGTAATATGCAAAACCTTGACTAGTGCTTCCGCCAGCAGTCCAAGCTGATCCATCATATTCTAATGATGACGTACTTGGTAAAGTTGGACCTCCTCCTAATACTATATTTGCAGTTTGTGGTCCGACTCCTCCATGAAATTGATTACCTCCTGGAAGATTTGTTCCTGCAGTCCACGTTGAACCACCAAATTCTTCTACGTTTGCTACAATACTACTAGGTGGTACAAATCCTCCAACTGCTAAACCTGCAGTTTGAGGACCACTATTTCCATAACTTATTCTACTTCTTGTTGTTCCTAAGTTACCACTTGGTGACCAGGATGAACCATCATATAAATAAGTAGCATTTGAGTTATTACCAGATCCATCTCCTCCACCAGCTATCCAAGCAGCGTTTTGAGAAGCTCCTCCTCCTGCTCCAAAATTTCTTGGCACAGGTAGAGATCCACCGCTAGTAAAAACAGCTGACGTTCGAAAAATTTGTCCTTTTAATTCGTTAGAAGTGGTATTATACCAGATTTCTCCTGTAATAGGATTACTAGGATTAGAAGATCTTATTGGTATATTGTTTCCGTGTATGTCTTTGTATGTTGCCATAATTTTTTAAGTTGTTGCAATTGTTTGTGTGCTAGGACCACCTCCTGTAAATTCTTCCGTTGCTTTTAATGTATATCCTCCACAAGCCCAACCTGCAGCTCTTGTGCTAACAGCACCAGAAGAACACTCCATAGCGTTGTTCATATTTGTAGAATTTGTCCAACTTGATCCATCATACTCTTCAGTTGCAGCAGTAGCACTTCCAGTGGTTCCTCCTGATATCCATGCTAAACTTTGAGTTCCGCCTCCAGCTAAACCTGATCTACCTGTATTTACAACAGGTCCTGATGTCCAACTAGTTCCATCATAATTTTCAACCGCTGTTAGTTTTCCGCTTGGAGAAGAACCTTCTGCATATTCTTGTCCAGCAATCATCATAGCTGCATCTGCAACTCCTGCTCTTGCATTATTTACTCTTCTATTTGACATAGTGCCACCTGTATCTGTCCAATTAGTTCCATTCCAATCCATTGTTTTATTGTATGCAAATCTGTCTGGATAAGGATTATCAAGTTGTCCTCCAGCACCTATTGCTGCTGTTTGTGTTCCTAAAACACTTACTGTAGAAGCAGCGGCTGGAATTGGATTATTAGCTGTCCATGATGAACCATCATAATCTAATGATGTCGTATAATACTGTGTGCTATCGTTTCTAAATTCTCCGGCTGTTATAGCAGCTGTTTGTGTGCCACCTATTCCTCCAGCATCTGTATAAGTTGGCCATGAACCTCCAGAACTCCAAGAAGTTCCATTGTATTCCCCAACAAAAGATGTCCTACCACCTCCTGAAGGAAGTGGTGCTGGACCGCTATAACCACCTACCATTAAACCTGCCGTTTGTGTTCCAGCTCCTATTGTAGAAGTTGTTGCTATATTTTGAGGATAAGCTCCTCCCGTAGCCCAAGCAGCGGTATTAAATCCTTGAACTTTACCAATTTTTGCTGGTGCATTATACCATACCTGTCCCTCCACCACGTTAGATGGATCTGATGAAAGGTATTGCACCTTTTGTCCAAATATGTCGTAATAAGTTGCCACTTATTATTCCTCCAATACTATATTCTCAGGTCTTGTTATATCTTCAAAACCAACAGTAGGCGCTTTTTGTTCTGCAGGTAATGCATCCCAATCAGCTTGTCTTTGAGTAATTTCTGCATCAACAATCGCTTGTGCTTCAGATAAAGTCTTATGAGTGCCAGCCACTCCTGCAATCCATCTGTTAGCATCTTGATTATGAGCAGCTACTCTCCACACATCACCCGGAAAACTTGCAGGTTGAAAATTTCTAGAATCATTTGCTGTAATGAAACCTTTACCCCAGTTTTCAGCTACGCAGTATTGATATGTTTTATGTGCCATAGTTTATCCTCCTTAATTTTTAACTCGCTGTAATAGTTTTTGTTTCTATTATATCACTTCCAGTAAATTCAAAAACATTATTTGTTATTGATGTTGATGTATGTCCACCTACAACTAGACCAGCGGCACCGGTTCCATTGTCACCATTTGCTTGATCTCTTGTTGCCGTAGGACACGCAGTTGAAGAACTAAATGCAGTTCCGTTCCATTCTTCAGTAGTAGTTATTGGGTTAACAGTTGCAGTTTCTCCACAAGTTAAAAATCCTGGACCAGTTGACGTAGCCATGGCTCCACCCTGTCCTCTTCTACCGTCACCACTTATAGAGGCACCTGATGTCCAATTAGTTCCATCATAAACAACTGATGTGGTTTTAGTTCCGGGACCTCCAGCAACACAATACATATCAGTTTGAAGATCAGCACCAGATGTTCCGTTTCCTTGATTAGCTGGCATGTT